ATTCTGGATGTCGTCGCCGATCATCGCCAGAATGTCCTTGGGTCCCATCGGCGGGATGCTGTCCTTCGACACGACGTAAACATTCACAGTGTCGGGCTCGCGTGGTGCTGGCTGCGGCATAGCCGGCAGAGGCTGACTGAGAGCGGCTGGACCCATCGCGTTGAGCTGGTTCATGAAGGGTGTGCCGAGCGCATCAACCGCCGACTTCTGCACCATGTACTCACCGTCCTGGGCGAGAACACCAACGCTGTCTCGTGTCGGGATGCCACCCCTGATCAGACGGCCCTGCGCGGCACGGATGTAGCCACCCATGCGGAAGGGGGCGTCTGGCGTCGCTCCCGTGCCGCCAGAGGGCATCACACCGGATGCCTCTGGACCGGACCCTACTTGGTTAAAGTAGCCGCTGACGAGGCTTGCACCCTCCATGAATAGAGACGCGGCCAACTTGTTGGCAGCGAGCTGGAGAAGAGACTGCAGGATCGACTGCACCATGCCCTTGACGGCATCACCGGTGGTTGTCGCGTGGGTAGCAATGTTGACGAACATGGTAGCCATGCTGCTCTCAATGGTGCCGAAAACGCCCTTCAAGCTGTCGATGAGCTGCACGGTCAGAGTTTGCAACTTACCGGTATCACGAGCGTACTGGTCCAAGGCGAGGCTAAACCCCTCACCAAGTTGGAGCCCCTGCTCATCCTTGTATTTCGCGTTGAGCTGGTCCTGCAGTTCGAGTCGCTGCTGAGCAACGGTCTTCAGCTTCTCCTGGATCTTATCCGTCTCGGAATAGGCGGCGTTCTCGTCCTTCGCCATCTTCGCGCGCTGGACTTCAAGTGCCTTCAGTTCGACCGAACTGGCCGATCCACCATCCCGGTTCTGCAGGTTGCCGATCTTCGTATCAAGGGCGCTTCCCTGCTCATAGTAATACTGGGCCGTGTTTGCGCTCTCCGTAGACAGCGATTCCAGATGAGCTTGAGCTGTCGCCTTAGCAGCGAGGCTGCTATAGCCCTGGGTCTTCTGAATACCCTCAAGCCGGAATTTCTCGGCTTCGATCTGGACCTGGGAAACACGGTTGGCGTTGCCGTTGTCGTAGAGCGACAGGCCTTCGATCTTAGCCTGCTGTTCAGTAACGAGCGCCTTTGACGCTTCCTCAGCCCGCGTTAATGTATCGACGATACCTTTGAAGGCGTCGCCAAGCTGCTTGATCTTGTTCGGGGCATCGTCGAGCTTGCGCTTGCTCTCTTCGGCCCCGCGCGTGACCTCACCGAGAAACTGACTGACGTGATCGATCGCCTGCCTGTGCTTGTCGTCGACTGCTGCCAGGGTCTGAGCGTCGGTCTCGATGTTGCTCGTCGACTCTCCTCGCATCTGCGTCTCTTGACGCTTGATCTTGTTCAGCGTGACTTCGACATTGCCGAGGTCGTTGAACAATCCGTCGAGCTGATCGGGGATATTCTCGATCTCATCGATCGGGGTCTTCGAATTGACGCGCGACTGCAGCTGGGAAATCTTCGCCAGGATTTCTTTCTTCTGACCTTCCGCGACCGGCCGGTCGATAGCGTTTACATCGAGTCCAGCTTTCTTCACGATATCTTTAATTTGCGATCCGAGGGCCGTCATATCGTCGCGTTGACTCCGGGTATATTCCGGGTTCACTCCGAACTTTGCCTGCGCTTCCTGATAAGTCTTGAAGACCTGGATCATCTGATCGGAGAAGTCACGCTTCATCTGATCAGGAATGTGACGGTTGTTGTACTGATCGGGCTCGATGGTGTACTTGGCCTCCACGTTCGAGATCTTCTTCCGCAAGTCCAGCATCACGGAGTCGACGTCCTGGGCGAAGGGCGTGGTCTTTGCGTTGAGCGAGCCAGCCTCACTCGTCGCCGACTTCTCCTGGCTGATGAACCCACCTTTTTTGGCAAGTTCGCTTTGAGCGGAGTCGAGACCGGTGATCGTAGTGTTGAGACGCTCGACCAGATCCTTCTGGTCGTCAGTCAGCTTGGTACCGAAACTGTCTCGCAATGCCCGCAGCTTGGCCGCTTGAGCGACGAGCTTCTCGGTCAGTGCTTTCACTTCTGCCGGGGTCTGAGGCGCGGTGTTCTCGAAGAGATTGGCTGCCTGGGCAATCGAGTCCTGAGTGGCATCCGCCTTCGGATCGTTCTGACGGAAGTCTCCCAACGCGCGGAGGTCGGGCGCAACGGAAAGCCGTCCGTTCGCATCATAGGCAAAACCACCCAGGCCCTGACCCTTGGTGAATTTGAACGCGCCGCCCTTACCGAATTTCTCGTTGATGACCAACTGCTGAGCCGAAGCCTGATCACCTGCACGGCCAGCCTCGACGAGCTTGGCGCCGGCCGCTGCCCTCGTCTGCTCAACACGGAGGGCGACCAGCTTCGCGGTCAATTGATCGGCACTGGTGCCGTCGGCATCCATGTAGAAGCCAAGGTCACGGAACTTGTTATTCAGCTCGGTGATGACCGCAGACAGTTCACCGCTGTTGTCGGACAGTCGGGTGTGCTTCAAGGCAAGCTTGTCGATCTCTTCGGTAAGCGTCGCCACCGTGGTGCGATATCCGGCCGACACACCTTGGGCGTCATCGGTGGCCGTCTTCATTTTCTCGAGGTTCGCGGTGGCATCGCTCGTCTTGCTGCTGAACACTTCGTAAGCAGTAATCAAGGCAGTGATCGCCAGCCCGACAGCCGTACCTTTGCCGATCGTGTTGATGGCCACGCTGAAAACCTCAGCAACTCCGGTGGCAGCCGTGAGCGCCGTGATGAAACTACCGACACCGGCGACGATGTTCTTGACGCCTGCCAGTCCGGCGACCAGACCAGCGAGCCACTTGCCAACCATGACGGTCGCACCAAGTTCAAGGACGGTGACAAGACCGCTCAGGACACCACTGAAATTCCGTGCCCAGCCCAACAGGTCTGAGCCGAAGCTGAGCATGTCCTTGAGGCCCTTCAGCAGCGGACCACTCACCGACGAGGCCAAGGCGCCTGCGGCCGAGCTGAGCCGCTTCCACTGAGCCTCAACGCTATTCATCTGCGTCTCGTTGGCTGCCGCAACGTCACCGGTCGTGGATATAGCCTTCTGCAAATCGTTGATGTTGCCGATCTGATTGAACAGCGCAGCGAGCGCGCTGCCCCCACGGACACCCATGGTCGTCAGAGCATCGGTGGTCGTGAAGCCCGCGTCGTGCAGGTTCTTGATGACGCCGAAGAGACCCTGCGTCTTGATATCGACGTCACCCATCGTGATGCCGAGACGATCGAGAACCTCTTTCATCTTCGTCGTCGGATTGACGAGGCCTTCGATGATCTGGCGAAGACCAGTGCCGAGGGTCGAGCCCGACTTGATGCCGGCATTCGACATCGCCGAGAGGCCCGTCGTCAGTTCAACGAAGCTGACACCGGTCTCGGCGGCGACGTTGCCGGCGTACTGCAGGCCGAGGGCCAGCTTGTCGGCGTCGAGTTTCGACTGGTTCAACGCCGCCGTGACGATGTTCGAGAAATTGCCCATCTCCTCAGCGCGGACATTGAAGACGTTCATCGCAGTCGTTGCGAGATCAACAGCCGTTTTGAGATCGGTGCCAGTGGCCGTCGCGAGCTGCACGATGGACTTGATCGATGCCCCGATCTGGTCAGGGGAGAGACCGGCCTGTCCGAGAACGACGGCAGCCTTGGTGATCTCGACGGCCGAGAAGCGCGCATTGGTCGAGACATCCGTGAAGCGGGTAGCCAACCGGGTCGCTTCTTCCGTCGTCGCGCCGGTTATCGCCTGCAGCGTCTTCAGCGACGCTTCGAAATCGACGACGAAGGAGAGGCTGTTACGGAGTGCGCTAATCGCACCGTTGACGAGGGCGTAGTTGGCCAGGACCTGGGTCTGGAGCATGAACACGTCGGCGCCGCCATTGAGCGCGAATTTGTCCTTGGTCGCAGCAATCTGATTGGACGCACGCTGAGCCGGCGTGACCGGCGGGGCCTTAGCAGCGGTCTTCATGCCCTCAAGCTGAGCACGCTCGGCAGCCAGGGCGGTGGCGGCTGCCTTGACCTCAGTGGTCTCCACGCCGGCTGCCGTGGCAAGCGCCTGTCGCAATTTCAAATTCGTCTCAAGGACGACGGCCTTCTGCTTCTCGATGTCGTTGAGGGCGGTTGCCTGGGCTACCTGGGCGCCCAGTATGTTGGCCTGGACCGTCGGGGAGCTGGCACGGGCCTCAGCAGCCTGGGTGGCCTTGAGCGTGGCGAGCTGGGCCTCCAGCTCAGCCTGACGGTTCGCTGAGTTGCGGGGAGCAGGCCGGTTGTTGAGCGCAGCTTCGTTCTGACGACGCTTCTCGGCCTCGATCCGAAGCTGGACGCTGTTGACATCGGAATCACGACGGAAGTCGCGGGGAGTATTGCTGCGCTGGAAGTCCTGGATCTGGCTCTCACGGACCGCTCGGTTGAGCCGAGAGTACGACGTGGCTTGGGCATTCAGCAGCTCGTTGGTGATGTTGAGCGTCTGCGCCTTGAACTCCAGGAGCTGACCCTGCAGTTGCTTCATCTGCAATCCGGCGTCGCTGAACGCACCGGAGAGGGCCTTGCCGAGCAGTGAGATCAGTCGCAGCGTTTGCGGGCTGCCTACATTTTTAAGCTCGGCGTTGAGAAGCTTGATCTTCTCTTCGGAAGTGGTGCCCTCCTTACCGAGGGCAGCGATGATCTTCGCTGCGTCGAGCGCGCTTTTGTCGACCTCAGTCGCATCTAGGATAAGTGTGACTTGGCCATTGTCAGCCATCGGCTACCTTCCCAAGACTTTGGCCAACATAACCTTGGCTTCCGAAATATTACGAGGCGACATTACATTGACGTCATTCTGCTTATCTTTACCACCGCCGAATGCAGCGGACAATATTTCGGCCATGATTTGAAACTCTTGAGAAAACTTCACTTGCTCGAAGCTGCTTCTCAATCTGAGTTTCATCTTCAGATCATGGTAACTGACCGACCAGTAGAGCCGGCGCAGTTCACTGGGCACGCGATCGAAGGCCCAGCAAACCGCCTCTTCAAACTTCAGCTCGGAGAACCAGCCGACGAAGACATCGACGCGAGGACCTCTTTGGGCATCAGCTCGAGAACGCGCGGCGCGTTCTTCTCCTGCAGTCGTTTGGCGCCGCCCAGCGCCTTGAGAAAAAAATCGAAGACGTTGTCAGCCACCCATTCGATGAGACGGTTGACTTCATCCATCGTGATGCGGGCCGCTGCAACATTGAAATGCTTGGAGATCTTGCCCTCTTCATCACGATCCGAGAGCAGGATGTCGAGCACGGTTTCGCGCATGTCGGGGTCAACGGAGATCATGCCGATCTGCTCGACGTCGCCCACGGCGCGGGAGATCTCATTGAGAAGTCCAAAGGACATGAAGACTTCCCTCGTCTTCCCGTTGTAAGTGATATCGATCGTATCCATGAATTCATCCCCATGCAGAAAGCAGAACAGCCAGCACTTTACAGTGCTGGCTGATCCACTTCCAAGGGAATACTGCGGGGAAACAGTATTCGCTTAGTACAGCTTACTGCCGCGACATGATCGCAACCGGGCCACGGTTGGCGAACTCGGCGTAGTTGGCGTCGCTCGTCACCAGCTCCAGGGGCTGGAACTCGAACGGAAGGTTGCCGAACTGACCGCTGAACGCCAGGGTGAAGCCCTTGATGACCCGGAGCTTAGGGATCAGGATCACGCAGGGCTCGTTGTTCTCGGGCAGGATGCCGACAACCTTCGCCGAGAAGAACGGCTGCGCCACCTTCGTGCCGACATCGATGCGATGCGTGACCGAGACCTTCGCACCGGCAGCGAACGTAACACCGGTCGGAATGTCCTGCGACAGAGTCAGCGTCTGTGTATCCGTGGCGAAGACACTGGTAAGGATCTTCGCGACGAACACGAGGTCCGTGCCACCCACGCCCTGGATCATGACGTAGGAGCCCACCGCATACTGGGCCGAAATGTCGGCAACCGCAGCGATCGCGACCGTGTGGGTGGTCGAGCCATCACCGACGATCGCCGTCTTCAGGACGTCGGTCGTGGTGATCGGAGCCAGCGCGGAGCCGTCGAGGCCGAGGCCGTACGACAGGTTCTTCGCGGTGTACTCGTAGGCTTCCATCGTCGCCTGGACCGGGTTGTCCGTCAGCACGGTGTAGACGACCGTGTTCGTCACGCCCTGCGTCAGGTCCGTGAACTTTGGGGTCGTCTGGATCGAGAAATTCTTCACCAGCCCAATCGAATGAGCAGCGGGATTGAGGTCCCAAAGCTCATCCTGGGTGCCAAGCATCACGGTGGCAGTCGCCAGCAGAAATGCATTCGTCTTTGCTTCACCAGCCATGACCTTGGCTCCTTAAATAGAATTGATCTGTCCTTGTAGATAAGCGAAGAGGAGACTATGATGCTATGAGTTTTAATGCTGCACGGAGAAGCACAATGTCTGACATTGCAATGGTGCCAAAGACGGTGAGACTTCCCGAATACTTGGTCGAGCAAATCGAGACCATGGCGACCGTGTCGCGCCGCAGTTTTACGAAGCAAGTGGAGGTCATGCTCGAAAACGCCATCGACAAGACAGTCGAAAGCGACCTCGAGATGCTCCAGGTGATGCGGTCTAGGTCGTCAGCGACGTCTGAAGCCCAACCATGAGAAACTGAAGACTGCGTGTATCGGTCTTCAGCATAGGCATTAGAGAGAGCCCTGGCTCGACGACAAACCAACCCTTCTTAACGCCAGTCGTGGCGTCGACCACATCTATTGTCTCCGTGGGGAGCAGCCGATCATGCATGAAGTCGATCATGTCGGTGTGCTTGAACAGGTTCTTGTCCTGCCACGTTGAGACGCCGATCGACACGCCGATCGAATAGAACCGATCATTCACCCAGTGCAGGTTTGCAGTGCCCACGAGGTCGCTCTCGGGCAGCTCCGTGAACTGTGAATGTGCGTCGAAGTCGACGTACGACGCGGCTGAGACGATTCCGCCATTGACCATGGCGACGATCGACTCCTGGCAGAACTTGATGAGCGACGAACGGAAATCCTTATGTGCTGACACTGTAACCTCCCTCGTCGTTGAGGCCGGCACGGCGTCGCGTATCGTTCTTGTAGCCGGCGAGGCTGAGAGCCTGACGAATGGCGTTGGGAATGATTGCGCTGGCGTATTTGGCGAGCGCGGGGCCGAGCAGCGCACGGTAGTATTCGTGCCGTCCCTCTAGCTTCCTCAGCATTTCGGCATCGATGGCACCAATACGGAGAAGCATGTTCTCGACGTCCGGACCGTACTCAGCCCCGGAGAGCACCGTGGTCTTTGTTCGAAAAAACGCCTGAAGCTTAGGGAACAGCACGATCTTGATGCTCTTGCCGTTGACCGTTCGATACCGTGCCCCACCGGCTTGAGACACGCTTCGGTCGATCACGTCGAGCGTGCCATTACCACTGGATGCTTTCACCGGGCCGAATGCCTTCAGACCTGACTTGGAATAAAACTGTCTGCGTAGCCTGCCGGTATAGAGCCAATAGCCGGAGTGGGCCTTCATCTTCACATAGTCTTTGCTGAGCGGAGCCCACGTCACACCGAGGTTCCACGGGGAGGCGTCCTCACCCATGAAGTTGTGGCCGATCCAATTGAAGAAGTTCTCAATGAGGATGTTCGCAGTTTCTTCTGCAATTTCCGTTGCATTGGCGATGTACGTGTCGACCTGGGGACCGACCATGACTTGCATGAACTCAAGGGCAACGTCAGGGACTTGTCCGGTGGATGTGGTCTTGCTGAAGTTATGTGCGATCGTGGCGCCCTTATAGGGTTTGAAGTTGATCTTCATCACTCCACCTCAGCAAACGGCACACCGAGGAGCATCCACACCATGATGACCTTGAGCTTATCGTCCAGGATGTCACCGATCTGCAGAACTTCTTTTGTGACCACTCGATATTTGGTCTGACGATTCCGGATGGTCGCATCCTGGATGATCGCCGGCTGCTCGTAGGCGACGTAGACGAGACCGAGATCGGTAGGAGCCGTCTCGCGCCCAAGCCCAGTGACAGTGTCGTTCACCGTGGTCGGACGTTTCCATGTAACGTGATCGATCAGTTCGAAGAGCTGGAACATGCGGAAGTCCAGCCGGGTGGTTTCGACGTCATCATGATCGGCCAGCAGATAACGCCGTCCGTTGCTCGTGAGCATCACGTTGCCAGTGTTGACATTGGATTTGGCGCCGGTGCGGAGAATTCGACGAGGGTGATCGAAATTGTCCGGACGCGTTGACGGCGCCGGCTTGACGAGTTCGCCATAGAACGAGCGACCGTCATCGGTCCGAAACCGCTTCATCATCGATCGGGCAACGTCATCCATCTGCATGACCTACACTCCCGTGATGACGTCCGTGGGAGCAGAGACCACCAGGGCGAGGGGCTGGACAACGAGCGGTCGATCGGCTACAGGGATCATGCTCCAGATGGAGCCCTCGTAGGTCTCATTGAGGCTATCCCAAAGCGCCTGCCAGTCGATCTTGGCAAACCGTTCGAATGTGATGTTGTCGTCACCCTGAGCAACGGCAGCACGAAGCTGAAGGGACGACACGAGGTCCATCGCCGCGCGATACATGATCGCCCAGTTAGCGTACTGGGTCGTGAGATCGCCGGCGGCGAGGGCAGTTGTCAGGGCACTGGCACCGACCCTCTCCTGCACGAGGTAGTAGGAGGCCGTGAGGTCGATGTCCTCGTCGTCGGAAATCTCGTGCTTCAGAACACCAAGTACGGATCGCACGTCATCCGGCGTGACGGTATGATTGAGAAACGGAAGGACGCGATAGCTGTACCGAAAGGGGTATATATTACCCTCGTGGGTGAACTTACCGGTAACCGTCCGGTTCTCGAACATCAAGCCATTGGCGACGGTGTTCTTGTCAGCCGCGACGGTGATGGTTGCCTGGGTGTCAGTAGCACCAAGAGAGATCGCTACATCAGAGAGACCGGCGAGCACAGCACCAGCGTTGTCGCGCACCGAGTAGCTCGCGCTGCTCGGCACAACGAACTCGCCGTCGACGATGAACTGAACCAGATTGGGTGAGGCTTCACCGACGAGAGTGTCCATTAAATCTCACTTCCACTATTGATGAAGCCGTTGTCCGTTTCGATCATGACTTCTTCCCCTTCTTCAGAGGCAGCTCAGGTTGTGCGCCCTTTGCACTCACCTCGACGAACTCGAAGGCGCTGATGAAGCTCTCGACGGCGAGGGCGGAATCACCCTCGCTCTCGCGCCAGAATTTGAGGAACTCATCATCGGTCGCCTTGTCGGAGACCTTGCCCAGGATCTTGATCTGGTTCAGGCCCACACGGAGGCTCATGAAATTCGACATGATGACGACGCTCGGACGCTCGGCGGCAACCTCTTGCTCTGCCAGACGGTCCGACAGCATGAATTCACCGGTGGTCTCGACTAGGTACTTCATTGGAGGCTCCCCTAAAGGAAAAGGCCCACCCACCGCCGGTGGATGGGCCTCTCATTACCGACCTACGCTGCTGATTAGGCCGCGTAGTTGAGGATCGAGCGGGTGTCGCCATAGACGAGGCGGTACCCGGTGTTCTCGGTCTTCACGTAGATCACCGACTGGGTGCGGATCGAACGCTCGCTCTCGCTGATCGTCGAACCAGCCTCCACCAGCTCCTCCAGGGTGTCGGACTTCGTGAAGCCGACCAGCTTGCCTGCGGGGGCAGCGGACGACACCGCGAACTTCGGCAGGGGGATCTCCAGGTTCGCAACCTGTTGCGCGACGCGCTGCAGGTTCTGGATCGGCTGTCCACCATCCATGGTGTTGACCGGCTGCTGCCAGAGCATCGCCCAACGGAAGGCGCTGTCCCAGTTACCAACCACGGTGTCGACCGGGACACCAGCCTTGGCACGATCGACCAGCCAGCGGAGCAGATGCGGCCAGGAGATCGCACCCGCCGTCGCTGTGACGCCCGTCGCCGTGTCGTAGCTCGACTGGGTCACGACCGGATTC